CTATTGATAACCATTTTCCCCCTTGTCCTTTACTAGCTCTTTCGCTGGTCGTGGTCGCATATAATCGCATTTGTTTTATGCGGACATTCCCCACCATTATGCTGTTTAGCAATATTGCAGTTAAAACAATATATTTGTAAGCTACTTGGAAAATCTGCTTTTATAATTCGTTTGTAAAGCAGTATTCCGCTTGGTCTAAACTTTTTACCCTCTTTTCTATCTTTATAGCCGTCATTGTTTATGTGGTCTATACTTAAAAAACAAAGTTCTTTAATACCACAACAAGCACATTGACCGCCATAATGGCTTACAATTATTTGTTTTAACTCCCTTGCCTTAATTGATTGCTTTTTTAATGCTTCTTTCCTCCATTTCTTATATTTATCTGTTAAACGATATTTTCGTTGCCAGACTTTTTGATAAGGGTTGAAAGATATTTTATAAGCAGTCATTTTTCGTGTCGCTTTCATTCTCTGATTAAAACACGATTTACATTCTGGATGTTTCTTGTCCGTTTTATGTTTATCGTAATAATAATCTGATAATGGCTTCTCTACTTTGCATTTGGTACATATTTTCATATATACCTATTATATCACATGTGGCGTATAGTTTCATAGCTATTTAATGGTTAAGTTTTTCTCATAATCCTCTAAATTCTTTTGAAACAGCATTGTGTAATCCACCATATAGGACAACAGACTAGACTTTTTGTATTCTGCTTTTCTACACTCTCGATATACTTCATTTATAAGTTTATCAAGATTTGCTTTTAGTGTTTTGTGTTTCATGTTAGTAGACGGTTGTCCGTGTTAGTGTCTCATCAAAAGACAATTGATAATCCTCTGGTACTTCTTTGGAGTAGCTAAATGCACTCCAAGATGTGCCAAAATCTGAAATACAGATTATATGCTTTTCTAGCTTTTCACTATAGCCAACGGATACACCATACTCTTTTAACCTATCGGCTTCAAAATTCTCCATATCTGATAGAAAATACTGATAGTATTCGCAATCATGTCTACCTTCACCAGAACACTCCTCGCAAGTCTTATCGTTTATTTTTCCCTCTCCTTTGCACTCTTCGCAATCATAGAAAAATAAATCCATGTTATCCTCGAAAAATGCTTCGTCTATCTCCATAATATTATTTAATAATATCATAGGAATATTTTTAAAGAGTTTGTTACGCTCTATGTATATTTTTTTCATATATTTAATTGTCAAATAACTGTAAACGGACAGCGTTTTGTACGCTGAAAACTGAATAGGCTTTAATTATAATTAAATAATAATTGTTGTTGCTTTTATCTCATAAACATTTACCCAATCTTGATTATTCTTTGCATTATCGTCATAAGACGCTTTTAGTGTGTTATAACAATAAATATATCCCACATGCTTGGCATTGTCATCTTTGTCATCTATATATATTTTATCTCTTTTGCAATTGCCGTACTCCTTTTTTAAAAAGTCTTTTATTTCTTTAATGGTATGAAACTTTTTTGTTTGCTTGTCCCATTGATAATAACCTTGTTTAGAGCCTATGGCCTTGCAAGTACGTGTTCTTTGCACTTCATAATATTTACTCATGTTTTTTGTGTTGCCTATTCAGTTTTCAATGTACAATTTCAATCAGTCTTTTTATGGACTGTATTGACCATATTCTGGACGTGCAGAACATGGTCTAACAGGATATAAATTGACAATTAGATGTCTGAATCTTTATTTATTAGTTCTGTGATTAGGTAAATTATAAAGAGTAATGGTGTGAATATTATAATTGTTAATATCATATAATTAGTTATTAGTATAAGTTAATTACTACTTGATAATCTTTTAGAGCTGACAAATAGGCTTCGAGAGCTGTTCGTCCATAACCACTAATACGTTTACCATTTAATTTACCTGTACACTGATACCAATTAGGTGCGTGATTTGTTATTAGCATATTATTTATAATTATTGTTACTTGTAATACTCTAAGGATATATTATTATGTGTACGTTGTAAATAGGTAAAAGGATCAAAAAGAGAAAAAACTGTGGATAACTATTATACCATAGTTTTAATGCTTTGTCTAATGTTAATACAGTTAAGAGAATTGATACATAAGTTACACTTATATTTTTATTACGTCAAAATATTATATATATCTATAGATATATATAATATACTGTATTTATAGTATTTTTATAAACTTGTCCGAAATTATTGTTACTTCTGTAGGGTAAATGGCTAGGAATAAGGCTAGTGAACTTTGGTTCACTTCTTTATAAAATGTCGTCATAGGTCAAAACCATGTCGTTAACTCTTTTTTCATCATTTTCTATTTTTCTCTATTTATTATGTGTATGTGGTATAAAGTATCATTCTCTCTATTTTCGTTCAACCTAGAGGCTATTAGCCCCTTGTTTTTGATACATAACACCCTCACTGATACACCCTTATGTATAATATATGGCTATAAATAAGGATATATTGATAGTATGTCGGTAAATGTATATTGTGCGACGTACTAAATAAGGATATTTTATATCATATTTAAAATAATGATTGAAAACTATTAGACAAAAACCCAGAACGAAACGACAAGATAAAACGATATGTTGAAAAATTAGCCAGCACCTGTATAGCTCTCTATTTGACATTATCAACTATCTATTTTATACTATTAGTTTGCACCTTTTAACGTACTTATGTTATAATCTGTTAATGAGACAAAAACTTTATTTAGTTAAAAGAGAAGTAGTTGCTAACTCTATAAAGGAAGCTTTAACTCGCCCAGGGCATATCTATGAAGTAGTTTTAGCAGATGAAAAGAATTGGCCTGAACTAAAGAAGAAGAATATAGGATTTAAAAAACAAAAATGAGTTTTGAAATCGAAGTTATAAAGAAAGTACCAGTAAAGACCAAAGTGTCCATTTCCAATGAGCAGGAAAAGTTCTGTCAGTTATTTGCCCGTGACCCTAAACTCTCTGGTAAGCCCTTTGAGTGCTTTATGAAGGTCTACAAAGACGACCTAGAACCTCACCAGACGCCTGAATTCGTGCGTAGACAGGCGAAAGAGCTTGTTGTGGAGGATAAGATCACTCAACGTATAAGTCAGCTTCTTGAAGAAGATGGTTTTGTAGCCCCTAATGTTGATAAGCAACACTTATTTCTTATTAATCAGTTCGGAGATCTCAGTAATAAAATGAAAGCAATTGAACATTTTAATAAACTGACGAAGCGAACGAGTGATAACCCGATCATCCTAATGCCACAGCCGATTATGGATTGGGATGACGACACACCAACCCACCTAGAGTCTCCTGATGTTAAAGTAATCGAACCAAATGGTCTTTAAAAAAACTACAGCAACGAAGAAGATTAAGTATCTCCGTAATCCTAACCGTAAAAATGCAGACGGTACTCCGTACTCCCCCAAAAAAATTCATATTGTTCAAGGAGGTACTTCTGCTTCGAAGACAATCTCTATCTTAATGTTCCTAACAATGCTGGCTCAAAAGGATACAACCCCCACCTTAACCTCCATCGTTTCCGAGTCGGTCCCTCACCTTAAAAGAGGAGCGATCCGTGATTTTAAGAATATTATGATGTCTCAGGGGTATTGGAAAGAAGACGCTTGGAATGGTACAGACTCCATCTACACATTTGAAACTAAATCTCAGATTGAGTTCTTCTCTTCCGATAATGGGGATAAGCTCCGAGGTGCTCGTCGTGACCGACTTTTCATTAATGAGGCCAACAACGTGACTTTTGAAGCTTTTGATCAATTAGAAGTTAGAACCAGGGAGTTTGTGTTTATAGACTACAACCCAACAAATCGGTTTTGGGCGTTTTCAGAGATAATGGACATAGATCCAATTACAGGTTTATCAAAGAGAAATGACTGGGAATTAGTCGTTCTTACTTACAAGGATAACGAGGCTTTAGAGCAGGGCATTATTGATTCAATTGAGCAACGTCGCAATCGTAAAGGGTGGTTTAATGTTTATGGCCTTGGTCAACTTGGCGAAGTGGAAGGTAAGATTTACAAGGACTGGGCGATGATTGATGAGATACCCCATGAGGCACGCCTGGAGCGTTATGGTGTGGACTTTGGGTACTCCAACGACCCAACAGCCATTGTGGCTATTTATTACTTAAATGGAGGGTATATCATCGATGAGATAGCCTACCAAAAGGAACTCTCCAACAAGCAAATTGCGGACATTCTCTTAAATTATCCACCAGCTCTTGTGGTGGCCGACTCAGCAGAGCCGAAATCCATAGCTGAGTTGAAAATGTATGGAGTAAATATCATTCCATGTGAGAAAGGTAAGGACTCGGTGGTTAATAATATAGCTCTAGTCCAGGATCAAAGAATGTCTTATACAAGAAATTCAGCGAATGTTAAGAAGGAATATGAGAATTTTCTATGGCGAAATGATAAAGATGGCAAGATATTAAATGTGCCAGAACATAAGTTTAAACACAGTATGGACGCTGTCGTTTACGCTATGGTTTCTATAATTCGTACTGGACTACCTACTGAAGAAGAGAAACACCACGTTCAATCTTCTCGTCACGAACGAATGTTGACAAAATCAGATGTTGGTTTGTGAAAATTTAATTAATTTATGGTATAATTAGTACACATGGAAGGAAAAACATTATGTTGGATTTGTGAAAGACCAATAAAAAATGATACATTCGGTCCTTTTGTAAAAACAACAAGTGGTGATGCAAGTGCGTGTGAAAAACATGCAACACATAAGTATGTTGCAGATGGTTTAGATGAAGAAAAAAATCCTAAAATAAAAGTTATAACTCTATGAAAATAAATAATGAAACATCCTCTGGACTCAAAGGGCAAATGCAACAGGAGATACGACAGTATCTTACTGAGTTAGTTCCTATTTCAGAAGATCAAGATTTTTCAGAACATAAATTAAAACGAAGAATCTCCCTCTTCGAGAATAAGGTTTATCCAACTGGTAAGTTTGATAAACAAGGGAATTATAAATATTGGTTTGATATTATAACTCCTCCAGTAAATTCCGAAGTTAAAAATGTTGATTTTGATACTAAGGATATTTTGATTTATTCTAATCGTGAAACCGATCAACTAGCTTGTTTAATTTCTAATTTAAAAATTGATGAGTATCTTCGTACTACTGGTCAGGCGGAAGAGATTAATTCAGCTATTGAACAAGGTGCTGCATGGGGTAATGTACTTTGGAAAAAAGTTAAGAAATCGTATGAAAGACTTGATCCAAGAAATACATACATCATAAATCAAACAGCTTTTTGTGTAGATGAAACACCTGTTATTGAACGAAGTAATTTTATTGCTTCAGATTTAAGAGCTAAAAGTAAAGTGTGGAGTAATATTGATGAAGTATTAGAAAATTGTAAAAGTAATACTTACAAAACTACAGTTGCCACACAAGAAGAGAATACTACTGTCCCATATTATGAAATGTATGAACGTAATGGTGAAGTGTCCTTGAAGTCATTGAAGGAATCTAAAGGACAAAGTGTCCTTAAAGGTGATGAGGATAAGTATGTTCTTGCTAGAGTTATTGGTGTAGGAAAAGGTACAGAATCAGGGGTTTCTATCTCTTATATTGTTTATGCTGAAGAACTAAAGGACAAAAAAATGTCCGATATATACAAAGAATATCACAGAGGACGTTATAAAGGACGTTGGTGGAGAGAGGGTCTTTATGAGCTTTTATTTGATCTTCAGGTTCGAGGTAATGCTATAGGTAATCAAATAGCTCAAGGACTTGAATTTGCATCAAAGACAATTTTTACAACACCAGATAAACTTATTATGCAGAACATTATCACCGATTTAAAAAATGGTGATATTATTCGAGCTTCTTCTTTCCAGCATGTACCAGTACGAATGGAAGGGTTTGAGCAACTGATGAATAATTGGAATATGATTATTACTCTTCGTAATGAAATTTCTAATTCACAGGAAATTGTTACAGGTGAAAGTCAACCAAATCAACCATTTCGTCTTGGAGCATTACTCAATCAAAATGCTAACAAGTTGTATGATTTTCTTAGAGAGAAGTTTTCTATTCCTTTCTCAGAAATGTTTGAAGAGTGGATTATACCTGAGCATGTGAAGGATTTAAAAACTCAAGATGTTTTACGTCTTACAGGAGATAATAAAATGCTTGTTCGTCTCGCACAAATGGTTGTAGAAAATTGGTACTTAACTAATTTAGTTTCATTTCCTCCACATACTATGCAGGATGCAGAGACAATGAAAGCACAGCAAATGCAACAAATAATGTCACGTCCACAGATACTTATGAAAGGTGTACATAAGTTATTTACTGATTTTGTACCACATGCTATAGTTAATATTACAGGTGAAAAGATGAATATTGATTCTGATTTACAAACTATAGGTACTTTTGTTGGGCTTGAAATGGATCCTGTGCGTAGAACTGCTCTTATTGAAATGGCTATGTGGAAGAAAGGCTTGGATGTTGGTGGACTTCCGAAGTCACCTCCACAACCACTACCTCAACCTGACAGGACAGAGCCATCAAGAGAACAACTTCAAAAAGGCCCACCGAGTACAGCTTTTAAGAATCAACCAGTAACGGTATGAAAAAAAAGAATAGAGTGAACAGTTTTAAAAAAATGTATGAGTCTTTAATAGATACAGATAAAATAAATGAAAATAAAAGTAAAGAAGAAAGAAAAAAAAGAATTGAGGATAAAAAGTCCGATACAGGTCTTTGAGACAGAACGTGTAAAGGACATTGTTAAAAACTTAAAGGACAAAATAGATGTCCTTGAAGAACAGATAGATACATTAAAGACATTTGATAAGATAGCTGATGAGAAGTTAAGGACATGGGTAAGAAAACATGATGAGTTATTAGTGAAATATAAAGAATTATTAAATAAAAAATAAAAGCCAATGGCAAAGAAAAAAGAAATAAAGAAAAATAAAGAATCCCCTTCTAATAAGAAGGTGATTAGAGACTTTACTCCTATGGAGGTTTACGAGCTAAATGAGATGCAGAAACTTATTAATAGCTATAAG